ACGGATTCCTGTCCCCCTTTGAGGTGGTTTCCACCAGAGCCTGCACACCGAAGGTAAAGCGCAGTCGGTCGATGTTTGCCGACGTGATGGTCCGGGTGATCGGCGTGTCATATTTCACTTCCGTACCCAGCACCGTCTCGGAGCCGGAGGATTCAAACCCCTCCGGCGGTGTCTGCTCCTGCTCACCGGCACGGAACACCACCGTGACACCGGAGATGTTGGTATTCCCCTCAGTGTCCAGCACCGGCGTACTGTTCAGCAGCACGCTTTTTAATCCATCCACCGGACCTTCAATCGGCCCTTCACTGATGGCATCAATCACACTCAGCAACTGCGTGGACTTCAGGTTGTCCTTCGCTTCGCGCGGGGTATGCCCCTTACTGCTGCCTTTACCCATTTCTCACGCTCCATAACGACAAAACCGCCCGGGGGCGGTTTCACATAAAACGTTTTTCATCAGCGACCAATCACCACAACCTGACCACCATCACCTTCATCTGCCGTGCTGATCTCCTGAGAAACCACCCGCGACCCCACGCGCATTTCGCCATACAGCACCGGCAGCGAATTACCCTGTGCAACCATATTATCCAGCGAAGAAAAATAGGTGTTCTGTTTGCCGTTATCTGTTGCCTGTGTGCGGGGAGTTCTGGCTTTCGGTGCCAGCATCTGCGCCACACCGCCCAGGATCATACTGGCCCCTGCTGCATACATACCCGATACAGCCGCGGCACCCAGCCAGCCCACAGGGTTCCACCATGCCACCGCAATCAGCGCAGCCCCCAGCACTGCCTGAAACACACCGCCACTTTTGGCACCCGCCAGACGCGGTACGATGTGGATCACGGCACCATTTGCCAGCGGCTCATTAAGACGGGCAGATAATTCGTTTTCGCCTGTATCCCGCCCGGCAATGCGTACCTGATACCAGCCGTCGCTCAGTTTCTGACGAAACGCCGGGATCTGCATGACCAGCGCCCGGATGGCTTCGGCCCCCGTTTTCACACGCAGATCGATGCGGCGGCCAAATCGTTGTAAATCCCCGTAAAGGCAGATGCGTGCCATGCCTGGTGACGCCAGAGGGAGTGTGTGCGTCGCTGCCATTTGTCGGTGTACCTCTCTCGTTTGCTCAGTTGTTCAGGAATATGGTGCAGCAGCTCGCCGCCGCCACAGTAAATGGCGGCATGATTCGGCACCGATGATCCAAAGCAGCACAGCAGCACATCGCCCGGCTGCGCCTCTGTCAGTGCGACACGGTAAAAACCCGTCGCCTCCATATTGTCAAGATAGAGATTCTGACCGTTACGCCACCAGTCATCCCCGCGATGAAAATCCGGCATCTCAATCCCCGCCAGATGATAAGCATCCCGGAACAGCGTGTAACAGTCCGTCACCCCGTGCTCAAAGCGCCGCCCGGTGAGATGCGGCACACAGCGGAACTTATGAATTGTCCCCCGGCAGACCAGCCACCACGGCAAATCACTCTGCACCTGCAGCCGCCGGTCGGCCTCACTCAGCCAGGGCAGACCACCGGGGTGGCTGTGGACCAGCGCCACCACCTCACCCTGCATTTCTGCCTGCAGCCAGTCTTCCGGCGACATACGGAAATACGCCTCCGGCTCACCGGAGATATTCACGCAGGGAAAATATCTTTCCCCCTCCGGCGTTCTCACCACGAAGCCGCACGACTCCGCTGGCGCACATCGTCGGGCGTGCGCCAGAATCGCTGATTCTGTCTGTGTCATGGGATTACTGCGAAAGTTTGTTAATGGAAAGGAAGCCGCCAAAGTTGCCGACGTTATTGCGAAACTTACAGCCACTCAGGCATTTGCTGCATTTATCCTTCGTGATATCGGAGGTCGGCTGGTCATATTCATCCGCGACCGCCGGACCGCTATAACCACACTCATCACCACGATAGGTCCAGGTGCAGGTGTTGGCCAGCATGATGCGCCCCGGAAAAACAGCGCCATCCGTTTCCGTCGGCGTGGACAGTACAAAGGAGGCACTCACCGCGCTCAGTTCGCTGCACTGCTCGATGCGCCAGCGGCTGATTACCTCCTGCTCCGGATCGGCTTCGCTGTTTCCGTTGACGAAGTTCACCGCATCCAGAAAACGGGCGTAAACCTTACGCCGGACCACCGTTCCGCCGACCAGACTCTGCAGATCTTCCGCCATCCCTGTGACCATGCCGTGCAGATTAGAGACTTTCAGAGTTGGCCTTGCACTGGCTCCTTTACCGTTCATCTCAAATCCACTTCCCTGAATGGGATAGGCCTGATACTGCCGCCCCTGCCAGGTGACTGCTTCACCTTTTTCGTTCTGCTCATTACAGAAGAAATAACGATCTCCGCCGACCTCTGTCAGATCAATTTCCCAGAGCACGACCAGCGCGGATTGCTCCGTTTTAGTGCACTCATTGAGTGTTTCCTGCTGTATATCCTGCATCAGTGAGTGACCTCTTCAAAGGTACAGTTAAAATCGGTATACATGGCATTATCCGAAATGCTCCACTCCCTGCAGACAACCCGGACAGTCCTGTTGTGTTTTGGCGGACGCCACAAAAAAGCACGAATCCCGGCATGACGGGATAAAAAACTGTCCAGCGCGGCACGGGAGTATTCATCTGTGACACGAAATACCGGTTTAAACGTTTTCAGATCCGCATTCAGACCACCAGCCCGTCGCTGTTCATATCCGTCACCAAACTTTACCGTAATAACTGATGGCTTTCGTGTCGTCTCCATCCCCTCACGGGGGATCCAGTTAAAAACTTCAGGCTCAGGCACTGTATAATCCTCCATCCCGACGCGATGACTGCATAATTGACACAACCCTGCTGTCGATCAGATCCACCAGTCCCCTGGCTGAGCGCGTATCTATCTCGCCATTGCTCCCTTGATTCTGAATGCTGATGTGATACACGGGAGAATAAACAAATCCACCGCCACCATTCACATTGCCAATGGCTCTGACCCCAAGAGAGCCGTCCGCTGCCCGTGTCAGTGGCATGATAGCTTCAGGCCCGGCCTCACCCATCAGCCCGGCACCTTTCGCAAAAGCAAAATACGTCGGTGTATCCACAATAGTGTTACTGTAAGCACTCAGATTTGCCGATGTGTAAACACCACCTTTTGCGTTTGCCACCGCCCCCGAAATCCATCCGCCGACCGTACCAAGCCACCCTCCGGCACCGGAGAGTGATTTCAGTCCGTTAACAATGGCTGCATTCATCAGAATTTTTGAAACTTCCCGGAGAACTGAACTCCCCCAGTTCCTCCACTCCACAACATTCCCGGCCAGTGCATCGGAAATATTTGATACCAGCCCGTCCATCGTGGAAACGACAGCATCTGCCGCCTGTGAAGCATAATCGGTGGCACTGTCTGCCCAGTTGGTCAGTCCTTCCTGGAGTCCGGCATTCCAGTTATTACGTAAAGCATCGGCCTTTGCATAATAATCCTGCTGATCGCTGAGACGCTCTTCCAGATATTTTTTATTCAGTTCTTTCTCCTGTTTCCACAGGGCTTCTTCAATTTCTCCGGCCTGATACTGTCTCAGCAGTTCGTTATTTTTCTGCTCAAACGTCTGCCGGATACTCCACATTTCCTGGAGTCGTTCACGCATCCGTGAGCCTTCACCATATCCCAGCAACTGCGCGTCGTCAGATGCCCGGGCACTGGCATTACTGTCCGCCAGACTGCTCTCATACGCAGCAAGCTGCTCACGAATCTTTTTCTGGTCGATGAGTGCTGCATTCTGCAAAAGCGTTTTTTTCTGCGCTTCTGACAGGGTTGATAATTCGCCCTGACTGACCTGATATTTCATCTTAGCCAGTTCAGTATTCTGCCCTGCCAGTGCTATTTGTTCTTTTTGCTGTTTAATCAGCCGTTTATAAATATCTTCTGTTTTTTCCGCTTCGGTCTTTTTATGCGCTTTGGGTTTATTTGCCTGGTTATTTCGCCAGGCATCCAGTGAGTTATTGATATAATTCTGTCTGGCTGTCTGATACGCCTCTCCCACAAAGCCGAGATCATCCGCAGCATAACCCAGGCGGGCACGCTCACGGGCTTCCCCCTTCAGGCGGGACAGAGCCAGTTCGCGCTCGCTGTTATTCAGTGCGGTCTGCTGTTTATCATCCAGGGTTGCCTGTGGTAGCCGTAACGGTACATTCACCAGCCCCTGTCGCTGCTGAAGTAATTCATTACCGAGCCCGAGAAGGCGATTAAACTCGGTATGCTGCCCATTCATGATCAACAGGGACTGATACGCTTTGTTTTGTTCCGCGGCCTGTTGACGGATCAACGCCACCCGTCGCTCCTCCAGCCCGGCAAGCACATCCTGAATGGATTGCGCTTTGCCCTGCATTTGTGTGAGACGGGACTGTTCAACTGCCAGTTGATTTGTTGCTTCTGCAAGCCCTTCTGTGACAGTTTTTACCGACGTCATGTGGTTAATCATAAAACCGTTATCGGTTGTCCAGCCCGGGTTTGCCAGCACATACTGATAGCCAGCAATTTTTTCCTGTAAGGATTTAATCTTACTTTTCTGCTCGTCAATTAACCTGTTTTGCTCATCAAGTGCCTGCCGCGTCTTTTCCTCATTATCTGACGCTTCAGGAAGCGACATTGCCGACGTTTTCTGGCGAATTTCGTCGATTGTTGCGGCATACTGGCGTGCAGATTCTCTGGCCTGCTCCTGATTCTGATACATCGTGTACCAGGCCGTCGCCCCCAGCATGACGAGTCCCGGCACACCACCAACCAACCCCAGCGCACCACTTAACAGACGACTCCCCACTGACGTGACAGTATTCAGCGTTGTCTGTGCCGCTGTTCTGGCCGCAATATTACGGGTAAGTGACGCCTGGGCAGCTGTCAGCTTCGCTTCTGCTGCGGCCTGCCTTTCGGTACCGCGAGCAGCAACAACCGCCTGTTGCGCACGATAAACCGCCGCACGCGCCCTGGCGGTTGCTATCTGTGTCCCCCGAAGTTGCGCTTCAGCAAGAGCCACTTCGTTTCTGGCTGCAGTAATTAATCCGGCAGTTGCAGATCCAGCAGACGACGCCATATTGCCAAAATATCGGGCTACCCCGACGGCAACCAGTGCGCCAGCTGCAGCAGCCACGGTATCAATATTGTCTGCAACACCATTCAACACCCCGGTGAGTGTCTTTGTCACTCCGCTTGCCTCGTTCGCACCACCAACCCAGGCCATAAAGGCGTTTTCAACTTTGGTTGCAGAGGATGAAACAGTATCAGGCATTGCTGCATATTCATCACGCAACGCCCCAAGCTGACTAATCAGTGCAGGAACAACCTTATCGGCGGTCAGTTTTCCGTTATCCGCCATGGCCTTCAGATCCTTACGGGCAACACCCATTCCCGCAGCCAGCGCACGAATAACACGATCGCCGTTCTCATTCACAGAGTTAAATTCTTCACCGCGCAGCACTCCCTGCGCCAGTGCCTGACTGAACTGCGTGATCACCGAACTGGCTTCTGCTGTACTGGCACCGGATAATTTCAGGCCCGTGGAGATCGCCTCGGTGACTTTCAGTACCTCCTCAGAACTGTAGCCATACTCCCGCATGGAAGCTGCAGAGCGGGCAAAAAGGCTGGCGTTATCAGAAAACGCCGTTCCCGTTCTCTGGCTGATTGCCATTAATTCACGTTGTGATACCTGAAAATCATCACTGGACTGTGAAGCCTGCTTCAGACGGGCATTTACTGAATTCCACTCATCGGCGAGAGAAATAAGATGACCGGTAGCAAAAGCTCCGGCAAATGCCCCCGCCATATTCAGTGCCGAAGATTTAGCTGTATTTATCTGATCCGTCACTTCTGCCAGTGCACGCCGCATTTCACGGGATGCAGCAGCGGACTGCCGGCCTCCGTTCTGCATGGTACGGTAGTAATCCTGCCCCATACGCGAAGCCCGGGAGATCTCTGACTGGAATGACCGGGAATTTGCCGAGATTTTAATAATCAGTTCACGTAATGTCGCCACACTCATTCTCCGGACGAAAAAAACCGCCGAAGCGGTTATGTTGACTCACTGAGACACTATTAAAAGCGCGTTTTCCAGTCCGGCAAATGGATCTGAGACGCCTTCTGTCTGCTCTTGTTCCCACTGAAGAAGCGCATCATTCAGTGGGACTTTGACACCCTGCGCACCGTAAACCGCAGAAACTATCTGGGCAGCCCGGATATCAGCCCGCTCGTCACCCAGCGGGCTGTACCTGTCAAATTCTGCCCACATCATGATTTCTGATGCGGACATTTCCCGGCGTAACTCTGACAATGTGCGCCCCATCCTGAGCGCCAGCATCATCAGAAAACGCATCCCCGGAAGCTCTACTTTTTTTTAACCTCGCCGGCATCACTGATCAGTTCCAGAGACTGCCGAAGAAGCCGCGCATGCACCGGGCCATACACGGCAATCACCTGTTCACGATCATCCTCTGAAAATACAGGTTGCAGTCCGGTATCACACAGAACATCAATGAACAGTTCAACATCTGCCTCCAGATTTCGGCGGGCGCGCTCCGCAACGGATAACGGTGTCTCATCATCTTTTGCTTTAACGATCTCCTGCCAGCGCAACCAGGCTTCTGCAGAAGGTTCCCGTAATACAACCGTTGCCCCTTCCCATTCAGGCACATCAACAGTTTTATGGCGAAACCCCGACATCGTTGCCAGTGCCAGATTGCGGATATTTTTAGTCATCACATCTATCCTCATTAACTGACGGTAACAGTGCAGGAAGTGGAGGTCACCTTGTTAACAGGGCTTGCTGAATCAGAAATCTCGCAGGTATACGCACCGGCATCACCTGATGCTGCTGATGCCTTACTGAATGTTGCCGCCGTCTGTCCGGAAACAGGAGAACTACCTTTCTTCCAGACATAAGAATAAGGCGGCACACCACCGGCAGCCTCAACCACCATTTCGAGTTTCGCTCCGGCAGAAACCTGCAGCGTGCTGTTTAAATCGACCTTCACTTTCAGCGGCTCTGTCGTCAGCACAGGTTTACCTTTCAGGCGCAGGGAAAACGTTGCAGCCACAACACCATTAGTTCCTGCAGACCAGGTATGCTGACGCACCTCTGCCATAAAGGTAAATCCGTTGCCTGACGGAAAAATAACTTTAAAGCCATACGTGGTGTCATTGTCATAGGCACTGCGCAACGCGTTCTGGGCAGCATTGAGGTAAAAGTTGCCTGACATGGAAATCTCTGACGCGGCACCAAGGCCGTTAATATTTTCCTGCTCAACAGAACACAGCGTGGTGACATCAATATCCTGCTTTTGTCCTGCGGTAAACTGCACCTCTTTGATTGTACAGCTCAGGCCAAGATAGCTGGCAGAATCCAGGGTTTCTGCTGTTACCGGTGCAGACGAAATCATAATTTTCGTCAGTTGCGAACGCTCAAAATTAGAGGACATACTCGTCTCCTGAAAATAAAAAACCCGCCAGCGGCGGGTGGGTAAAATCATTAACGACCTCAGGCTATTACCTGAAATTCAAGCGTGGCTCTGCTCAGACGGGAATCAGGATCATAACCCTGAGTTTTAGAAATAACGGAGGGTGCAAGTTGCCTTACCGCATCAAGCGCCTGCTCACGGATATCATCTGCGTCATCAGGTACTGTTGCCCAGACATCGATCTGCACGGTAATTCTGGATTCAGCCTGACCATCAAGCACATCAGACGCCGTGTCAGACACCACAGAAAACACCAGCCACGGCGGAGATACCGCAGGCTTTCCCTCCGTCAGCGGGACCACATAAGGATAAACCTGTCCTCCGGCCAGTTGAGACAGCAGGGAATACAGTGTGGCTTCCCTCATTTACTTAAGACCTCATCAATAGCCTGATTCATTCGCTGTATGGCAATCTGTGCTGCCAGTTCCTCTGTCGTATCGAAAGCCGGGCGAATGAACGGATGCGCGGGCATGTTTATCGTTCCCAGCTCCACAAAGCGCCAGTAAAACGCATTTCGGGGATCGCTGGCTTTCATGCTGTTATCACTGTTTCCGGTTCGCAGGTTCCGTCCGCGAATGTGGACACCCGAGATAATTTCCCCCCGACGCTTTGAACGCTGCGTGAGAACAACCACATTTTTCTTCAGTTTCCCGGTTCGCTCCGGCGCACGTTCAACAACTGCATCCCGCATAACTTCAGCACCGGCACGGGTGGCATCGCGCAGAACCTTATTGTTTTCTGCCCTGCTGAGCGTCTCCAGATCCCGTGCAATATCCGCCAGACCTGAAAAATCAAGACTGAAATCCATCACACATTCCCCTTCAGACTGCAGAGCATTTCAAGCCGGGTGGCGCGTGCATCCGGTATTGGTGGCCCTTCTATACCAAGAGTGACCCCTTTAAATGCACCGGTCAGCACTTTCAGACGTGAAGTCGCTGTCACATCGCGCCGAAATCGCATCCAGACTCTGACCGTAGCCTGAGCGGTTTCTGCACCTCCTGATATTCTCTCCCTCCCGCTGATCCCCTTAACTTCTGCCCATACGGTTGCCCCCTCCGTCATTGTCTCCACCGGATGCCCTGACGGAGAACGGACGGTGGTGACATTCAGAATAGTTACGCGATCACGTAATCTGCCCGCCTGCATGGTTCCTCCTACAAAGGAATAAAACGATAAGGCTCCAGCAGAGAAGAAAAACCAAACGGAACTGGTGCCTTGCTGACATCTGAGGAATTTTCCCGGTTTTCGTACCAGTGTCCGACCAGCAACATGAGCGCCAGCAAAACATCATCAGCTATAAGCACCCCGTCAGGATCACCTTCCGGCACCGTCTCCTCATAAAGCTTACGGTTGATAAAATTTTCTGCCTTGCGGCAGGCAGCCCGGAAATACAGCATCAGTAACTCATCATCAGTTGCATCATCTGTATCAATACGGCACTGCGCCCTGAGTTTTTCCACTATTGCTGCCATCAGAAACTCCTGCCCGCAACACTGTGCGGGCATAAAAAACCGCATTACGCAGCGGCTTTCTGGCGGGTTGCGGCCCCAATTTTCATCAGCTTAATCGCCTGAGAATCCACCAGCATACCGCCGGTTCGCTTGGTGGTGTAAAAACCCACAAACGGTTTATTGGTGTACGGATCGCGCAGGATACGGGTACCGATGCGATCAACGATGGTATAGCCACGTTTGAAGTTACCAAACGCAATGGCTTTTGCATCGGCAGCAATATCCGGCATCTGTTCATTCTCAACGATGCCATACCCTGCCAGAGAAGAAGGCTGACCCAGCTCAATACCCGGACGCCACAGATAATTTCCGTCGTTATCCTTCAGCAGACGAATGGCAAACAGGCTGCTGTTGTTCATCATAAACTTCGCGCCGCTGCGGTGCGCCTTGCGCAGGGTGTAAATCAGTTTAATGATCGCATCGGCAGTCACGCCGGAAGCCGCACCGGAAGCAATGTGCTGAAGTTTGCCAAACGCACGGGTCTTGTCATCTTCATCGGTGGACTCGTAAGCCAGAAAACCTTTTGGTTTTTTGCTGCCGTCGCCACTGGTAAAGGCAATTTCTTCCTGCTCGGCAAATTCCAGCGCCAGCTCACTGTTGATCCAGTCTTCCACATTGAAGAAAGCATCATCGAGCATTTTCTGGGTGGCCTGCGGGTTGCCGTAGATTTCCCCCATAAAGGGTTCAATCAGACCCAGTTTTGAGGTGGCGGTTTCCGGACGAGCATCCGTTTCCCCCACCCATCCGGACGTTGTGCCGCCCAGATTCACCAGTTTTTTATAATCCGAGCCACCGAGGGTGATCACAGTGGCTTCCTGGCGCATCACCACCTCATCTTTCAGTAGCGTCAGGATGGTACGATCCAGTTCTTCCGGAATGGCATAACCACCATCTTCATCATTACCTACCTGAAGCGCCTTACGTTCAAGTTCACGCAGACCGTCTTCACGCCCCTTGCGCATAAATCCGATAAACGCTTCTTTGTGTTCACCGGCAACTTTATTTTGCGTGCCGCCTGCCGGACGCTTGATGTCTGCCAGCTCTTTTTCCAGGTCGCTTTTCAGGTTCTCCAGCTCGCTGATTTGCCCGTTCAGGCTTTCCACCTGTTCGGCCAGCTTGCCTTTTTCCTGTTCGATCGCGTCAATGCGCTTGTCGTTTTTTGCCTTAAAATCGTCAAACTTCTGCTGCAAATCCTGCGCGACCTGTTCAACGTCTTTAATATCAACAGCCATTATTTACTCCTGATTAAAATTTAAGATTTTTCAGTGCATTCAGTGCGGCATCCACATCCTCAGCATCACGCAGGGATAAAGCGCCATATCCCCCGGCCATGAATGCTTTGGCCTGGGTTCGCGAGAGTCCAACATCGCGCAGGACCCGCTCAATAATTTTCTGATCAGGGATCTCCCCACGCGCCAGCGCATTTTTCACATCGCTGATGCGTGCTTCATCATTGGAAGGAAACGTCACCAGACTGACCTCCCACAGGTCGATCTCTTTCAGCAGGAATACCCCTTTTTCCCGGTCGTACTCCCAGTCTTTCAGGATGTAGCCAATAGAAAGGCCGGTTAAAGAACCGGCCTTCATATGGGCATGTGCACGTTTTGCCAGGGGATCATCATCAATGAGTAATCGTCCCCTGACATAAAGCCCGACATCATCTTCTTTCATTTCGGTGTACACACCGATGGGCTCATCCATGCGGTGCTGCCAGAGCAACGCAGGCAGCGCCTTTTTTTCGCTCCATTTCTGGAGTGTTGTGGTAAAGGCTCCGGGGACCACCACATCATCGTGGCTGTCCTTAACACCAAAAACAGAACCGTAACCTTCAAATTCCCCGGAATCACTGACGGATTTCAGGTTCAGCGGTATATCAAGACGCTGTTTTGTCTGCATCTCCACTCTCCTTTTTCTTACCGTTGTCATCGCCAGCAGAGGGACTGGTGGTCATGTTCATCGGTGTCAGATACACATCACCGCCCGGTCGGGGATTCATATCTTCCAGATCACGGCAGTCATTAGGGGAATAAATCCCCCAGTTGATCCCCGTGGCATACGCTTCAAAGCGGGATTTCATGTCGCCACGCAACAATGCTCCGGCATTAAACTTGGCGTAAAATTTTCCCTGCTTGCTCTCCCTGACCAGCCCTGTATTGATCCGCTGCTCAATACGGGTCAGATACGGCACAAGGGAATAGTTAATGAAACCAAGCCCCAGCTCTTCAATATTGTTGAAGGTGGCGCGATCGGTGTTCTGCACCATATGCAGCGGCACGCGGAACAGGCGACAGATTTCTTCCAGCTGAAACTTGCGGGTTTCCAGGAACTGGCTGTCCTCGGCATTCAGTGCCACCGTTTTCCAGTCCAGCCCCATTTCCAGAATCATCGGACGATGAGAGTTTCCCAGCCCGACATGCCGTTCCTCAAAATCCTTTTTGATACGCGCATAAGCCTGGTCAGAAAGTTGTTGATCCGTACGCAACACACCGGATGTTACCGCGCCATTGCCAAACAATCTGGCACCATGCTCCTCGGTTGCCGCTGCCAGTGAAATGGCCTCGCGCGCATATGCAATGGGATTCAGACCGACAAGTCCATCCAGCGTCAGGGTACGCACATGCCAGATTTCATTCTGGGTCAGCACATCCACGGAACCATCCGGAAACGTCACCTGATAAACCGGCTGCCACTGGCTGTTCAGCTTCGGTTCCACACAGCCCGGATCTATCGGAAGAAGCTCCACCACTTCCCCCAGTGCCTTTACCTTGTAGGCGTAAAAATTACCCCGCAGACACAGGCAGACGATAACCAGTTCCCAGAATTCCTGCGGCGTCATGTAGCCATTGGGTTTTGCCGAAATCAGCTTATGCAGCCGTTCATCCACCGCCCGTGTTTTAAGGGTGCCGCTGATTTTGTAGAGACTGCAGGGCAGCATACCAACAGACTCAGCCAGCACCCTGACGCAGGAATAGACCGCCGTCAGCCGCATGGCCCGCTGGCTGCTGATCCGCTTTCCGGTATAGGTGTCGTATGACAACCCCAGCTCTTCCGCAAGCATCCCGGGCGTTGTGACGGGGGTGTTATTTTTGCGTTGAAAAAGCCCCTGGAAAAACATTACTCACCTCCAGAGGCGACCCGGTGACCGCGATCGAGATAACGCGCAACCAGCCACGACCAGCACAGACACAGCGCCCCGGCAACAACAAAACCTGCCGGGGGATAAATCAGCCAGGCGCCATACGCCAGCAAAAGCGCCCCCAGCACGCCCACCAGTGGCGTGAGAATTATCAGAAACATAATGCCCTCGGTTAAAGCGAGCGAATACCAACGCTGACCAGATGCTCAGACAGATCCGGCTCCGGTTCACCGCCATTGACCAGCATCCGGCTCATTGCTGTAAACATCGCAACAGGACCGTCGATTTTGGCTTCAGGCGTGGATTTGTTCGGGAAGATATTGTCGTTTTTGTCCGGTTTTACCGTAACGTTAGACATCATCCAGTTCATGACCGGGTGATTGCTGTGGTGAAAACGCCCGGCATAGACCAGTGATTCCGTTTCCTTCATAGCCTCTGACAGATTGCGGACCGTCTGCGGAACTTCCACCAGCGGTATCCCTTCTTCAGCCAGAGCCAGACTGAACTGCATTGCACTCCACGGGTCAAATCCCAGCTCCCTCAGGTTTTCACCACCAATCCATTCCAGTAAGTCACTTTTTATCTGAGCATGATCGATAACATCACCATCCGTCAGGATGAGCTTATCCATCTCCGCCCATTTCCGGTAAAGTTCTGCCTGCTGCCGCGAGCACCGCTCCAGCCGTCCTTCCGGGAGCCAGAATTTAAAATCAGCATGAACATGTCCGTTATCGGTTCGCCAGAGTTTTGCCGCCGCACAGATATCAATCTTATGAGCAAGGTCTACACCGACCCACATGGGATATGTTTTCAGCTCATGCTGTGGAGCAATGTATTCGCACTTCTCCCACTTAATCATGTCCATCCAGGCAGATTCGGCAGTGACCCACACATTCATGTGTTTCGTGAAAAAATTCACCCGCGCAGAAACCTGCTCCTTCGCTTTTTTCGCCAGACGACGCAAATCATCCCAGCGTTTACAGATGCCCAGGCCGGGATTCGCTTTCTGCCAGACCGTTTCATCAAACGGATCATCTCCCTCATCGAGCGTGTAAATGATCGCAAAGTAAGAGTCGTCTTTTACCGCGCCCTCCACGTCACTGTTATAGCCACGCAATACCTTGATGGCGTAATCGCGTTGCTCGTAACAAATCCCTTCCTTGTTAAAGCCAGCCGTGGTGATACCAAATAACAGGGACTGCAGACGGGCACCAGTTGCCGTTTCCAGAACGTCCCACACGTCGCGGGTTTTATGTGCATGCAGCTCATCAATAATGGCGCAGTGGATGTTCAGACCATCCAGGTTGTTTGCATCCGAAGAAAGCGGTTCAAATTTTGATGCGCTCTGCTCCTGGTAAATCGCCAGCTTGTTGAAATCAAACAATCGCCCGAGTGTCGACCGGGCTTTTCTGACCATATTTTTGGCGTCTTCAAACACGATTCTGGCCTGGTCACGCGTGGTTGCGGCTGAATACACCTCAGCCCCGCCTTCACCATCTGCCCCCGTCATATACAGACCGATACCCGATGACAGGGTTGATTTTGCGTTTTTACGGGCGACTTCGTTGTACGCCGTCCGGAACCGGCGCACCATCACCGGACGTCCGCTGCCATCGCTGCGCATAACAACTTCCCTGGTCTCTTCATTGACCAGCGGAATGACAAAACCAAAAATATTAATGAGAATAAATACATGCCAGTCCATCAGTTCAATGGGCTGGCCTGCCAGCGCCCCTTTTACATGGGGCACAAATTTGTAGAAATTCAGGATGTGCTGCGCACGGGGTTCACTGAAATAAATCCCCCGCTCTTCGCCGTACTTCAGATCATCAAGAAAACGCTGGCAGGCCAGACGGACAAATTCGCCAGCGACAATTTCTCCTGCAACAACACGTTCGGCGTAGCGGATCCCGTCAGCCACTTTTGCCATCAGTCTCTCGCTTTTAAAAGTTCCGCCAGCGGATCAACATCATCCGGTCCGGCGGTATTTACTTTCGCCCGGCTTGCCGGTGACATACCAAACTCTGCAAGCATCGCCCGGATCCGCTTCCAGGCATCCGCTTTCATCGCAGCAGCCGGGTGTGCCTTAATCAGCACATCACCGTTCTGCGTTTCCGTGCGGTAGGTATAACCCTCAACATCGAGTATTTCGCAGTGATGCCGGTATTCGGTGTAGGCTTCCACCAGCAACTCGAGTGCACGCGCATCAAGCTGAGAAATGATCCCTTCCGCATTCAGTTCTTCCGCCATTCGCCTGAACCAGTACTTCCCCTGCGCCCCTAAATGTTGCGGAATTTTAGGGAGACCTTTTTCGTCCTTTTTAGCGGTTTTTTTGGGGTCTTTAACGGGGCGCTTTGATGGGTTGCCTCGTATCAAATGCAGGCGTGGCGGGGTTTTCGGGGGTCCTGACATAATCGGTTTTACCTATCAATCGTTTGATCGCATTCCCAAAAAAAAGTTTTCGAACCTGCGGCGATGCGAGGAAAGGTCAGGCGGCGGTACTGAGCAGCCAGGGCTGCAGGGATTTTACCCGCCCCTCCCCACAAGTGAGAATAATTATCACCTGATTCGTTCGCGCGCTGTTTTCGCTTTGTGGCAGGGCCAGCACAGACTCTGCAGGTTGCTGTCTGCATCTGTTCCGCCATGTGCTTTCGGGATGATGTGGTCGACAGTTTTCGCCTCGCGCACCACACCGACACGCAGACACAACTGACACAGACCTTTATCGCGCTTCAGAATACGGGCTCGAATCACCGTCCATTTTGAGCCATAGCCACGCTGGTGGCGGCTCAGTCCGCGCTGGTGCTGCACCCAGCCTTCACCCCGATGTTTATCGCAGTAGCCAGAGCTGTCTGTTGTCGTGCCTGCGCAACCTCGCTTACGGCATGCGCGGGGGATTCGTGATGGCATTGGAATCTCCTTAATACCGGCATTATCGCAGCCCCTCACTGAAGGGCTGCTGTAATGCCTGTTACTCAGTAACTACCGCACCTTACGGTAATTTCATGAAGGCAAATACCGGACAGCCCGGATGACGAGCATCTTCTGTTGCTTCCAGCATTGATTCACCAAACCACTCCGTCGTGGCACGACCATCAGCAGCTTTGTAGTGGAGCAAGTACTGGTTTTCGCCATCTGCATACTGAGCGCGAGCTTTAACCTCACCCCATTCATCACTGATGCATACTTCCACCAGTTGTGACAGTTCAAACTTAAACGGAATAGACGCGACACCAACTAAAATCGGTTTGTTTTCTGTTTTTCCCATCATCGTCTCCTGATATCGAAGCCCGTCGCCGCACCTGGCGCTGATCAACATTTGAGTATTCGCGGCGAAAGAAAGAATTTATTTTATTGAATGACCGCAAACACAGAATTTCATGCTTTCCGGGCGCTGACGCATCCTTCATTTTTCAGCAAAATATTCTGCTCTTACGGGCGATCAGTTCTGCAGACACTGCCGAACACCGTCAACAATTTCGCAGACCTGAGAAGCCGTATCGAAAAGCTGGCGCGCCTTATCCAGGCTGACGCATCCCACCAATAAAAAAGGCACCAGTATCGCTACCAGTGCCCATTTCGCCGCCGTTCGCGGCATTCTGTGTGTCCAGTGTTTTCTGCTCATAACACACCTGGTTATCAGCGTTTCAACTGAAAGTGAGGCCCGTCCTTTAAGGACCGCCACTCACCGCCCCATTCGATGGTAGTTCCCAGCTCTGCGGCAGCCTGCTTAAATGCCTGCGCTATTTTCTCGTACAGAGGCCAGTCCCATGACACCTGGCTGCCAATGTAGGCCACAACATCCACCGCATCACCTGTCAGGTGGCGGCTGTTCATGGTCTGGCTTTTCCCTGCCGCAACCAGCTGTTTCTGGCGATACTTACTGCGCAGGCCTTCCGTAATACCGAAATCAACCTCCGTCAGCTCCAGCGCACGGCGAACGACAGCAACCAGCTGTGGTTTGACGCCCTCCAGATTTTTTTCACTGCGACGGCTGAATCTGAATTTACCCGACATATTCACCTCAACATTGGAAAGATTTTTGTGACGTTCCCGCGTGCACGTATCACCAGCACGCAGAACAGCAGATTAAGCCCCACCGCCAGCCAGTTCGCCGCTAACGGGCGACCGCACAGATAGCTGAGTGGTGCAAAGGCATAAAGCAGCATCAGTAGCCAGGCCAGCCATGACATCAGCGGTTTATGTCTGGAATCACGGCGACGATAAAAAAAGAGCGTCAGCACGATAACCGTGCATAACGCCACATTCAGCAATCCGGGAAGGTTACTTAACATTGCCGCCTCCTCCACCCCGCAGGCGCGAGAACAGGCCGGACACCAGTGATGCGATATCCTGCTGGTGGATGAACGACAGAATCTTCACCGACACCACCGCCACCAGCACCGCACACAGTGCATCCGCAGATGTACCGTCATAACCTGTTTTTGATGCAATCCAGGCTGACAGTACACGCGCCCCCAGTACACCAACAATGAACGACACCAGAAAATGTGCCGCCACACGCCAGGCTGAAATCTTCTGCGGCATCGTTGCCACAAACAACGCCCCGGCGAACGCACCAAACACAATCCCGAAATCCGTTCCGGTAAACAGCCCGAATACCGTCGCCCCGCCGAGCGCCGCAGCCGTGCCGGAACCGGATAAGGGTTCAGACATACTTTTTCTCCTGTAAATAAAAAAGGGCCACCAGCGGCCCGTAAAAAACAACACCCCGTCAAAGGCACCCGCAGATGCCTTTTGTGTGGTGTTATTCAGATTTGCGCAGTAAAGGCCGGAGTACGGCCAGCGCCATCGCCACCAGCACACCATCTGCCAGCACCGACATCAGCCGTCCGGTGAAATCCACCACCACTACCAGAAACAGCAGGATGGCAGCCAGCACAAGGCGCGCACTTTTCACAGGTACTGCTCCAGCGGCAACTGCAGTGCCTGAGCAATTTTCTTGAGTTGTGCTTCTTCATCCGGACCAATGCCATCCTGGTCAGCGATATCCAGACACAGGCACAGCACATTAACTGCGTCATCAGTACCTGCCACGTCAGCCAGCTGACGAAGGGCTTCAGCATTGGCAGAGCGCGGCGACGCTTCATAACGGGCGCGGATATTTGCACTCATTTGTGCAATCTCACCGGAGAACGGCGCAAAGGCAGGAAGTGCTGCAATGGTTTTCTCCAGTACCGCGACTTCTTTCGCGTCACAGGTGTCGTCGGCGAATGCGATGGAATACGCACCCCAGACGGTCGCCTCCACTGCGTCGCGGTTCTCCATTTTCTTTACTTCAGTAATGGCCTTGCGGGTTTTCTTTTTGAAAATACCAAACATCGTGACTTTTCCTTTTAGTGGGTGAGCCTGCGCCCCGGGGTGACCAGCCCACAGAGAAAGTCACACTGACCATCCCGTAAGCTCACCCCTGAAAGGCTCTGTGGCTTTTTGATATGCGCCGGGCGTGGCGCGAAGAAATGAAATAAAGCTTATCTGAAATTAAGGTTAATACGGGGATTTAAACCATTTTTAAAGCTTAGTAATATCAACTCGTCTCCTGGAGGAGACCGATGCTTATTCTTCTTCACGGACTTTGTCCCGCGGCTTTAATCCGACAGCCGCGCTTTTTTTTTGCGCCATATTCATCGCTGACTTACATGGCATTGCCACACGGGCATTATCAGTGTCCGTGTTTTCTTTTTTTGGGGAATTCAGAATAAAAAAACCGCCCGGTGGGGGCGGCTGGTCAATGCAGAAGATAAGTTATTTTTATTGTAGTAAAACCAGGGCGTCGGGTGCCTCCCGAAGTACTCCATACTGTATGGATACTGTGGCTTCCCGCTAAACCGACTCTTGAACCACCCCCGCACTGAGGAACACCCCGGCGGTGTTATTTACAACACCGGAATGATGCATCACCGACCCTGCCATGAAATACAAAATATCTACCAATAATGCACCATTCCGCTATTGTAAAAAGATGGCACTGGTACCGTAACAAATAACTTTCATTACAGGCTGGATGCGGTAAGGAGAGAGGGTGAAACATCCCACATATTTAATGTGCCAGCGCCCAAAACTACCTATCTCGTTACTTCTGGAACAGCGGGAATCGACCCGCATACGGTACCGACTGAGAAATCGAACTGGTGACCTGATGTTACAAGCCACCTGCTCTGATTGCTGAACTAAGTCGGCACTGGTTCTTCGGGGTATACCCTCGGAACTCAAATTAATACTAATGATGCCTGTTCTCTTTTCAATGGAAATTCACGTTAATATTCGTAAACATATGTATATATTTCTATTATTTCTTAATTTCAGAAATAATGTTATCCGTATTTAACGATTATTTTTTATTTCACTTACAGTCTGATTAAATCTCTCTTCCTCCAGTTCCACGCCAATCGCACGGCGTCCCAGTGAAAGTGCCGCTTTTATTGTTGAGCCAGACCCCATAAAAAAATCAGCAACCAAATCACCAGGGCGACTGCTGGCATTGATTATTTGCCGGAGCATATCCGCCGGTTTTTCACAGGGATGTTTGCCCGGATAAAACTGCACGGGTTTATGCGTCCAGACATCCGTATAAGGAACGGCTGCCGATACGGAAAAATAACGCCGCAGGGATTTGTACTCTTCCAGCAGGCTGGCATATTGCCGGTTCAGTTCACTGTATGTGCTGACCAGCTGGTGGTGTGGCTTTTCCAGTTCCCCGCGCTGATGTTTTTCTGCCGCAACACGCGCAAACAACGCCTGCAATTTGTTGTAATCACCCTCGTTTGGTAACTGCCACTGACTGGTACCAAACCAGTGCGAAGCCATGTTTTTCTTTCCGGTGGCTTCCGCTATCTGTTTTGACGTTATTCCCAGTGATTCACGCGCATCACGAAAGTAAGAAATCAGCGGGGCCATGACGTGCTGTTTTAGCTCGCGCCCCTTTGCCGCATAGCCGTCATTTTTGGGCTGGTATGGACCCTGATAATGTTCAGCAAACAGAATGCGTTCTGTTGCCGGAAAATACGCCCGCAGGCTTTCCTTGTTGCATCCGTTCCAGCGTCCGGACGGCTTCGCCCAGATAATGTGGTTCAGCACATTAAAGCGCTGACGCATCATGATTTCGATATCAGATGCCAGGCGATGACCACAGAACAGGTAGAGACTTCCGG